AATAGAAGAAGGCTCCTTCCCCACTAGATACATCAAAACTACCGGCAGCACTGCCACCCGCAACGCCGACGTAGCTGTGATGGGGCCGACGACTGGCGGCACAGAGCTTGTGACCAACGGCACGTTTGACACTGATGTCAGCAACTGGGTTGAGTATAACGCTAACTCCTCAATAACATACTCCAGCGGCACTGCTATCATCTCCAGCAACCAATACAATGATGTGCGTCAGGTGCTTTCGCTTGTTGAGGGCAGGAGATACCGTGCATCTATGGATGTTATAACCCGCACAAGTGGTTCTTGGTTCTTCCTGTTACTACATGACAGCACAAGCAGTAATACTGGGGGCGCGTTTGCTGATGGAAGCACTCAAACCTTTGACTTTACTGCAGGGGCTGTAAACACGCTCCGTATCTACCCCTACACAACAGGCAATCCAGACACGATTAAAGTGGACAACATAAGCGTCCGTGAACTCTACCCCTTCGAGCAGTACAACCCCGCAGAGGGTACGGTGGTCAGCGACCACGCTGATGTAAAATCAGGTAACGTTATCTGGGGTGCTGTCAATGATGATGGCAAAAGTTTTAATGACACCTTTTATTTTACCTCAGAAGACCTTGTTGTCAGAAGCGGCAGTTCTTCAACTGCCTCGATTTCTCAATCTGAAAACTCAACAGGCAAGATTGCCGGAGCCTTCAAAGAAAACAGCATACAAAAAGCAAGTGATGGCGTGGCAGGAACTGAAGATACTTCAGCGGCATTGCCATCCAAGGGCATAGACCGGTTCACCTTTGGATTAGCGCCTTGGAGTAACGGCAACTATATCTGCGGCACATTGAAAAGAATTTCTTTTTATGACCGGCGTCTGCCTGACGAAACTCTTGAGGCTTTGACTAATGACTGATGACCTCGACAACACCCCGCCGCCACAGGTTGACTGGTACATCAAGGTAGCTGACAGGGCCGCTTTGATTGCCGCGTTGAAGGGGCCAAGCGAAACGCAAGACACCGTTGGTGATGAGGGCAAAATTACTGGTCAGGAGACGGTGTACCCGCATGGCATCATCAGCCAAGACGAGGATGACAACGATGTCATCATGGCAACGCACTGGGTGCGGGTTGACGATATCGGCAGCATCTATGCGCCTACCGGCAAGACGCTTACCGACGATGAAGGCAACGAGTATCCTGAGATGGCGGCTGTCTCTGGCTATCACGCCAATCTTCGCAAGCTGAGTGACAAGGCCGACAAGCTTATCAAACATCTGGAGGATGGCGGTCACATCATTACGCCACCGGCAACACCGGCAAGAGGATTTGCATAATGGCCAAACCAACCGCAGCTTCTGTACAGGCACAGATAGATACCCATGAGGCAGTGTGCGCTGAACGCTGGAAGGAAACCATTCTGCGTATCAAGCGCATCGAACACATCATGATTGGCACTGCCGGTACAATAATCCTGCTGCTTATCGGGATCATAGTTAATGGATGATCCATGTGTTCTTGCTGTTTGTATATCTAGGTCTTGGTAAAGATAAAACCCTCGTCAGCAACGATATGTATTTTCGCAGTGTTGATGACTGCGTGTACTTTGCACAACGGCTGCACAGACAAGGACAGAACATCACTGCTTATTGTTTGCCAAAGCTGGTAGACAAAAGTGTTAGAGCCTACTGATGCTTGCTGAACTTGCCGCAGCTAACGCAGCCTTTGCAGTTATTAAACAATGCGTCAGCAACGGCAGAGAAATAGCTGCTGCTGGCAATGCTATTGCCCAGTTTGTCGGTGCGAAAGAAAAGCTGGAAGCCAAAGCGCAAAGAAAAGGCGGCGGCTCTGATCTTGAAGAGTTTATGGCTCTTGAGCAAATCCGGCAGCAGGAAGCAGAACTCAAGCAGTTTATGATTTATGCTGGTCGCCCAGGATTATGGAATGACTGGCAACGATTCCAAGCAAAGGCAAGGGTTGCGCGGCGGGAAGCGGAAGCAGCCGCTACTGTACGGCGTAAGAAAATCATGGAAGCTACAATCATCACAGTTTTTGTTTTGGTTGTTGTGCTTGTTATTGGCTGCTTCTTTGCGTTGATAGCGCATCACCGTGGGCTTTTATGAATGTGCGTTTGGAGTCCTGCATTTGTGCAGTAGATTATACAGATGATTGCTGAACAATTTTTAAAATGGAAGATACTCCCCCGCATTATGATGCTGGTGATGACCGTTATGTATATCCGCGTTCTGGAATGGGGAATGTCTTTAGAGGATATAAGCACACAGCAAAGCGCGATGATTTCAATTTGTAGTGGCGCAATGACTGGTGCGTTTGCGGTATGGCTTGGCTCGGAAAAGAAATGAACACCGTCTGGGTGGTGATTTTAGTAACTGCCGTGTCTCCTTTTAATTACAACGTCGCTCCTTTAACTGACGCCGATACTCTTGAAGAGTGTCATCAACGGGCTGTTTATGTGGATCAGGATATTCAGCGCAGTGACAATCAAGAGATGATGTGCATACAGGTGAAATACGAATGATACAGGCTTTGATTCCTGCGATAGCGCAGCTGGCTGGTGGCTGGCTTCAATCTAAATCTGATGAGAAAGCTGCACAGTCACGCGTTAAAGTCGCCAAGGCAGAAGCTGAAGCAGAAGTTATGCGTGTTGCTGCCACGCATGAAGCAGGCTGGGAAAAGATTATGGCCGAAGCTTCAAAGGACAGCTGGAAAGACGAAGCATGGACAATTTTGTTTATAGCTATAATTGCCATGTGCTTCATTCCCCCTTTGCAGCCTTATGTTGAACGTGGGTTCGATGCTTTAACTCGTACCCCTGACTGGTTCCAGTGGGCCATTTACGCTTCAATTGCAGCGTCATTTGGTTTACGCGGACTGAAAGGATTGAAGAAACAATGAACGGTGATGTTCTTACAGATATTATTGCCAAGCATGAGGGTCTGCGCCTGACAATGTACGATGATACAGTTGGCGTTCCGACTGTTGGCTATGGACACAATATGCGTGAGCCGATTAGCGAGCGTGCTGCTCGCGTCATACTGGAAGACGATATCAATATTGCGCTGTTCGAACTGGACGAAAATATGGACTGGTGGCGCGATTTGCCGGAACCAGCACAAATGGTATTGGCTTCGATGGTCTTTAATCTGGGCTGGCCGCGCTTTTCCCGCTTCAAGAATATGCTCAAAAAACTTGAAGATAGGGACTTTTTTGGAGCAGCTCGTGAGATGGAAGACTCGTTATGGTACGCGCAGATCAAATCTCGCGGGCCTGAACTTAAGCGTCTAATGGAGAGTGCTGCGGAAATTTAGTTTCTTCTAATGCATCTTCTTCATCCCATTGATCAGTAGTCATGACAGCCCAAGAGTTGCAAACAGGACAAGATTCTTGTTGCTTGTTTGCTATCCAATGATGATTGCAATTTCTGCAATCCCAACCCCGAATTAAAGGCCATGATGGAAAGCGCAGCTGATCAGTCATAGTTTGACAGGCCACCATAGACTTCGATGACAGCACGGCCTCTAAATACTTGGTGATCGCCTTGATCTGGATTAGGGACATCATCAGCAAAAGCATCTGGTGCTAATGCATCAGAGTTAGTCTGCCATGCTTGTGCTGCTTCCTTCCTGCGCTTCACTTCCATTATGTCTGTGCATAGCGCCGCATCTGGTCGATCAATCTTACCGATATACCGATGGTACTCTTTGTAGGGCATGTGTGGCCTCCTTTAGTGGGACTAAATTGGGACTTTTATTTCCTATTCCTGCACTAATAAAGGACAAGAAACAGGGTGAAACAGACAAAACATGCAATAATGCAGTATCGCACATATCTTTTTTGAGATTGTTTTTTTGAAGGAATACAGAGTATTATCTGAGGATCGGTGGAAATGCTGCCATAGCTCCAGCGGTAGAGCGCACCCTTGGTAAGGGTGAGTTTCTTGCTTATAGCGCGTTGAAATCTAATCATAATATACCCTACAGCTTGTTGAGTGTGCTGCGATTGTGCTCATCGCTTACGGCTGTGTATCGCATGACCATGCTTTCAGATTCCCAGCCACCTAAATCCATCAGGGTTTTGATGCTGGCTCCTACCATAACCATCCGGCTTGCCCAGTGATGTCGCCAGTCATGTATTCTGAAGTATTCCAATCCGACTTTGCTTCTTGCAGTTTGATGCACCTTGCGTGGGCCTGCGATGGTTTTGTAAGGCTGTCCGAATTTGTTTGTGAACAAGAAGACAGGGTGATTGTGCTGCAAGTTTTCCTTGACGCGTGGATGTATAGGGATGGTGCGGGGCATACCGCTTTTGGTAATCTTGCCGGGCATGTGGATAATGTTTTCGTCAAAGTTGATATGCTTCCATTCTAGTTTGAGAGCTTCACCACGACGCATGCCTTGATAGCAAAGCGTGATAAAGAAAGGACGAATGAAGTCTGGGTATGCTGCCAGCAGACGCTCTTGGTTTTCCACTGACAAAAATACATTTCGCTCTTCGTTGTCTTTCAGCTTGTCGAGTTTGATTTCTCTGGAAGCGGAGCGCAGCACAGCATTGAGGGTGCTGCGGATGCGGTTGACAGAAGACGGCTTGTGACTGGACAGGTGGATGCGGCAGAAGGCCGTCCAGTCTTCCGGCCTGATCTCATCGACTGTCTTGTCTCTGAAGAAGTCTGATATTTTTTTTAGATTATCAATGTCCGTTATGCCGGGGCGTTTGAATTGCACCCACTCCAGCGCAGCAGTTGAAAAAAGGGCAGCGCCTGTGCCGCCCTTTAATCTGTTGAGTGCCTGCTGGTAGATATCGTCAGCTACTTGCCGTGCTTCTGACTTGACAGTTCTTCCTGTAGTTTGGCGTATGACGAGTTTCTTGTTACCCCACGAAACGGTGCCTTTGACATAGTAGTATCTACCTCGTTTGACGATTGGTAATGCCATGTTACTGAATCCAACAAGCGGTCCACTGCGTCCTGTGTGAACCTGATTTGGTGTCCGATCTTGATGACAGGGACGCTGTGCTTGCGGCATAGGTCCTTCACCTTGGTGGGTGAAGTCCCTAGTGCCGCAGACACATCTTCAATCGTTACGATATCAGAAAGGGATGTCATCAACGGATTCGCTAACCTGGCTATTTGCAGGCATAGGAGCCTCGCTGACAGCCATCTGATCACGCTTGTCTGATATCTTCATGGACATGTAACGCTGCCCACTGTCGGACTCCTTAGCCCAAGCAGCGATACGTCTGTCGCCCCACGGCCCTGTATAGTTGGGAGCCTTGGGGTTTTCAGCCTCGTTATCGAACAGAGTGCCGACCTTTTCGAACAGATCAAAGATCTGACGACCATCGGGCAATGTCGATTTGACGACGGCAATGCGTGTATCATTGCCGTTGTCATTGATAGGACCGGTCAGGATCAGCTTGGTATTATCCTTGGGCGGGAACGCTGCGCCTGAGTCGGTTTCATCAT